CGCCCACTGCTTAAGCTGCGGGAGTGGATCCACAAACACAACCTGAAAGGAGAAGACGACATCGAGTTCGACATGACCAAGCCACCGGACAAGCTGGTGCATGACTACTGCACCCATGATGTTCGGATGACAGCCAAGCTGGCTTCGTTCTTCTGGCCCAAGGTCAAGGACAACTACGCCTTTCAGTTGGACACGCAACTGATCAGGCCACTGATGGAGATGGAGGACAATGGAATCACAATCGACATCGAGTATCTCAGAAAATTCGACCGACTTGGGAAGCGTCGAATTAGGAGGAACAAGAAAGCTGCTTCTGGATCCCTTGGGGTGGGTAAGGGTAGAAGTCCAACCGGCGATTCCCTACGTGACCATCTCGAATCTCTCGGAGAAACCCGAAAGACTCCAACTGGAAAAACTAAATCTGACGACGCTGTGCTCAAGGATTGGAGGAGTGATGGTGTGGTTGCACAGGTGAGGAGGGTGAGGAGAGATGAGAAGCTCGTTAAGACATACGCTCGAAACATTCTCTCCGCGTCAGAAGGTTCGGGTAAGTTTCACCCTGGATTTATCCAATCCGGAGCTATTACCCGACGTTTTAGAGCTGCCTCCATGTATGGAGATCAGGGAGTTGTCGCCAAAGGGCAGGTCCAAAACGTCCCTCGAGGTGAGGGGATTCGTACAGCTTTCACGGTGCCGAAAGGATATGCCTTCGTTAAGCTGGACCTTGCCTCGATCGAAGCCAGGCTTGCAGCCCACGCCATGAGCGTGCTGCTCGACGAGGACTGGTTCGCCGCTCAGTACCGCAAGTCTCGCAAGTTCAACATCTACCTGCACGTTGCTCGGGAGTGTGCCAATGAACGAGTCAAGAAAGGAAGTCACATCTACCAAGCCTACAAACACGGCTGTCTTGGTATCCAGTACGGAGTCGGAACGAATACGTTCCATAAGACACTCGTGGACAAGTTCGATCTTCCGTATTCCAGATTGGAATGCGAGTCGATATATCAGTCTATACGCCGCTCTTTTCCTGTCTTCTCCAGACTTCAGAAGACCATGTCGAAGCTCGCTGAGTCGCAGGGATTTATGTTGGATGATTTCGGGGCTGTCTACTTTGTGCCCTCCTCCGAGGCCTACAAAGTCGTCAACTACTACTGCCAAGGATGCGCCGGCAACATCCTCAAGTATTGGTGGCTCCGAATACACAAATGCTTGTCCGAAGGAGACTACATCTTTAACACGGTTCATGATGAACTCGACCTTGCCGTTCGCCGTAAAGGACGAGCGTCAAGCCGTGTGGCTTCCTATTGCAAAGTTCTGGAAGGTCTCGACATCTTCAGCCTGCCCATCGTCGCCGAGTCCAGCGGAATGAAGAAGAACTGGGGAGAGTGTGGATGAAGATCATGAGTCTTGATACGGCTACCGTTTCAACCGGCTACGCTCTCTTCGAGGAGACCGGACCCATCCACACCCTCTACCAGTACGGACTGATCAAGGCACCCAGTAGCAAACCTTGGCGATTCCGGAATCTCTACATCAGCAACCGGGTGAAGGCCATGCGTTTTAAGCACGAGGTTGACCTGGTTGTGATGGAGTTCCCCGAGTCAAGGCCGGGTCCCGCTGGCATGCAGGCTTGGACTCAGGGCACCACGATCAAGCTGGCTCACTTGTGTGGGCAGTGCGACCTTGGCCGGTGTGAGCTGGTGACACCCACTCAGTGGAAAGGCCAGCTTCCCAAGAAGGTGACTCTGGCCAGGTGCAACAAGCAGTTCAAGCTCGGGCTCAAGGACAAGGACCACGACATTGCCGATGCCATTATGCTTGGGGCATGGTGGTTCATGAAGGCGAGGATGGAAGTCGAACCAGGCCTGTCCAAGAGAGAGGACTACTAATCCCCTATCAAGTCCTTCCACTCCTTCCTCACTTCTTTCGTCCAGAACTGGTCGCTCTCGTCCTGCAGCAAAGCCTGCTCCTGAAGAGCCTTGGTGCTCCCGAAGGTCAGAGTGAGGATCTTGTCCATGAGATCCATCATGGGTCCGTGTGGTGTCTTAGCGGGAAGAGGTCCTGCCAACGCCCACGTCGGAGTTTTCTTGAACCGATCGATGGGGATGAACGAGATCAACATGAGCAAGAACATAGTGAAGAGACTCATCTGGACTGCCCTGAAGAAGAGACCGTTCCTTGGGTTCAACACGCTGGACATGAAGTCCAAGTAGTTGGTGCTCCAGGTGGTGTACATGGCATAACCTCGGGCCAGGGGATTCCTCATGATGGGCCCTGTACCTCCTGCTCCGTATCTCCACTGAGTTAACTCCACGATATAGTGAGTGAACATCTTCTCAGCCTCGGCCAGGGACTCCGGGGTGTTCTCGAGGATTCGCTCGGCTACCTCATGAGTCAGGCCCCGCATCTGGATCCCCTCCCAGATCGCCTTGTGCTTCCACATCTTCCATGCCGGTTCAACGAAGCTGGTCTGCTTCAACACGTCTATCTCATCTTGCCTCTTCAGTTCGTTGTCTACAAGAAGGGCACGGATTTGATCTCGAGTGAGCGTGCCGTCGGACTCCTCCCAAGCATTCGTTGTTCTCTCGAACGCTGTGATAGCTGCCGCGGCTGAGGAGTAGACGTTGATCAAGTCTGACATCTTGTAGACGCTGAGCATGATCTCAGCGAACGACGAGATCATTCCTGTTCCAAGCCTGAGCTGGACATCCAAGGGTGTGAAGATGGGACGGAGGTTCATCTTCTGAAGCCGCTTGACCAGCTCCTTGTCGTGAGCGATACGCCATAGTCCTTGGAAGTATGTCTCTCTTCCCAGCACCATAGCGAATGGGTTCTGTGTGACGATGTTCTTGATAGGCGCCGTGAAGTTCGGAACGATGCCGAGCGTAGTGGCGAAGAGATACAGGATACCGGAGTTCCATACATCCCCCGCCGTGATGTGCTCCGGCATCTTGTAATACTTGCTCAGGAAGGAGTCATTCCACTTGGATATGAGTCGGGCGATCGAATGGCCGGCAAATCCGGTACTGTTGAGGATGTCCAGGTTGTTCCACTTCTGAGCCATCTCGGTTGGAATACCGAAGACACCTTCGAAGTATCCCTTGAAGATGTTGTCAAGGTCTCGCTTCTCTTGTTGTCCAAGCTCTCCTTCCCACAATCTCCTTGTCTCTTCCATGAAGGAGTTGAGCACAGGAACGAGGTCTTCGAAGTACATCAACCTCAATGCTCTCCTGGTGTAGATGTCGGCCTGCTTGACAGGATCGGTAACTAACCGTCGGACATCGCTGATGAATGACTCACTCGATCGTCGAGAGTACTCCATGAAGGGATGTGTTCTGCTGACCTTGGTGTATCCCCTCCTGTTAAGAGAGTGCGTGAAATCTAGGATCGACATCACGTCATCCATCTCATTGTCAGGCATCCGTCTTTCAGGATGGGCAGGGTCATTCACCCATTCCCGGAACTCTTCAGGAGTTTTGGCATTGGACTCGTAGATCCTCGGCACGTACTTCTGGAGCCATCGATCGGGAGTAACGATCCCATTCCTTGCGAACCACCGATACAGATCCGTGAAGTCCTTCGACACCTCAGCCAGTGTCTTGCGAATCTGGTTTCGAACATCGTCTCCCTTCAAGTCCATCTGCTTCATGAAGTCATTGATCAGGTACCCAGTGACTTCTCGGTCCTTGAGGGACTCCGGAACCTTGAGCTGTTTTCTGAGCATGCGTCTCGTATGATCGTCGGCCCTGTGGTACGTGATGATGTTGTCCATCAATCCACGCCCCTTGCCTGGGAACTTGACGTGTAACTTCCTCTTGGTGCCAGGGATCTTGACTGATACCAGCGGTTTCGTCATCCACCGAACAGGTACTTTGTTGTGGTAGATGTCTCGGATATGTTTCTGGATTCGATGCACCATCGTCTTGTACGCTCTCGCACGTTCTTGGACTCCGTTATCAAGATCTACGAATCGAGCGTTGGTCTTCGCTTCAGCCTTCATCAACAGCGGTAGCTGTGGACGGACTCCACCAAATCTCCGCAGAGCGATAGGGTTGATCTGAGCATCAACAGGCTTACCTTCCCGTGTGTACAGGTTATCTGGTCGAAACGGTGTATTCGAATCGAACCTGGATTCGATGGTTGCTGCAGCCCTCTCAGACCCGGATCCATCGATGTTGAAGGCTCGGATATACTCCGTTTTGACGTACTGCTTCACGCTTCCCTTCAAGTGGTCAATGATCCACGTATAGGAATCGTTCGGCAGTACCTCATCCAGATTGAACGTTTTGCCTGGATCGATCTCTGTTACTTGAGGGGACAGCTTGTCGGCGACCGATTCTCCGTAGATGGGAACGGAGAGGATCGCATTCCTCCACAGCTTGATGTACTGGTAGGTCGCAGCCTCTTGAGAAAGACCAGGCAGGTTGGCCACCGCAGTCTCATGCTCCTCTGCTGTGAGGTCTTCTCCTCGAATACGTTCCGCTTCCTCGAGTCGATTCTCGGCCTCAGCTCTCACATTCACAGCATCCGATAGGAGTCTTCGAAGATTCCTGTCAACAGTCTCTCCCCACTGTGCGTACCTGATCGGCACTGGATTCACAACAGGCTTTCTGAAAACAACGGTGCCGTCTGGTTTGGTGACAGGGCCTTCGATCGGCATGCGTGATGCCAAGATCGAACGAAGCTCCGCATCGCTCTTGCCCTTCGTCTTGATCTTCTGAGTAGCCGCAAGTTGGTTGAGTCGGAATCGGTCTGCCTGTCCCAGGAATCCCTGAACATGTTGAGGGTCAAGCCCACGTTCAGCGTATTCGATGGTAGATCGCCCAGCGATCAGATCCGTGCTGACTCTAGAAATCTCCCACGGCCTGATGTCCTCTTCCAATAGATCTTGTCTGACATCTTCTTGAGTCTCGATCTGCTTGATGTTGGCCCTTGCCTTCTTCATGAGGACAGGGGTAGCAGCAGCCCGGTACCCAACACCGTATGCGACTCGAACAATCGGAGCCACTAAGGCAGCACTGATGCCTGCATCTAGGAGATTCTTTTTCAGATTGTCTGCGTCGATGGGTCTCAATCCCATTTTCTCTCGTCGCTCGTTCTCCTCAGCTACGGCAAATCCTATCGATAGATTTCCGAGAAGACCTTGGACTACTTCTTCCTCTCCTTCTATAGTGACAAAGCCAAGGGATCTAGCAACCGGGCGTAATCGTCCTGGGACCTTCTTAAGGGCCATCTTCCCTATGCCTGACAATCTCCTGAGACCTGGTATTTTGAAGGCAGCCATCATGGCAGCCTGGGAATACTCAACTGTACCCATCGCTGGGCCGGCCAGCATAGAGTACTTGTCTGCGATGTCTTGACTGACACCAGCATCGACTAACTGCTTAGACAATCCATATCCCTCAATCAAGGCAGCCGTTGCTATGCCTCCACCAATCTTTCCCACAGCTCCACCAACCGCTGTTCCTTTCGGTCCTCCTATCCCAGCTCCAACGACAGATCCGACAGCTCCTCCAAGGGCTTGTCCGCCATGAATGAGAGCAACGTATGGAAGCTGTTGTGCGGCGAGATGGAAATACTTCCCCACTCCGCCTCGCCGAATCATTTCATTGCTGGCCCGCTGCCATGTCTCTGGAGTGATCCCCTCAATCTTCTCAGCAGCTTTCCTCAAGTAAGGATCAATTATCCATTCGCCGGGAGTGTAAGTGGCAAGCCCTCCAACAAGCCCGGCAACTGGATTCGTGACACCAACAGCCAGGGACTTCAGGAGGTTAGGTGGCCCGTAGTCGAGAGATCGTTCGTTCTCAAGTCGGTCCGCTACTTGAGTGAGCAGTGGACGAATCTGATCATCAGACAGGCCTGCATTGATAAACTCATCCGCAGCCGCTGCTAGTTCATTCTCTGTGACATATGAATAGGACATGTCATCTACCTAGAGCTTCCCTTGCGTACCTTCTGGCTCGACTGGATTGAGAAGGTAAGGGGCCCGACCTTGGGATCCGTCCTGTTGGAAGCGTCTCAGGCTGATACCGCTGCATCAGAGCGTTGAGTACATCTTCATACTCAACACGAGGAGGTCCAGGAGCTAAGAACCTTCCTCGTACAGAAACACCAAGCTCTTCTGCAGCAGCTTTGGGATCTTTCATGTAGTGAGTCAGTCCGCGGGAAATGGCGGTCTTGGCTTGCCACACCTCCATCATCCTCATGGCCTTAGCCAGCTCTTCGGCCTTGTCTTCCTTGATCTGGCCTGTCTGAAGCCAGTGATTGAACACTGATGGATCCGTCATGCCGGACCTCTTGACATGCTTAGCAAACATGCTCCGGATCTGAGATGCTTCCCTTTTTTGTTTTGGACCCCCGAATCCTCTTCTCGCAATGATAGATTCAATGCTGTTCAAGAGAACAGGGAGAGGAGCCATCGGAATCTGTGGAGCTTGAGGCTGCTCAGCCGCCTGTTGGGCTGGCTGCGCCGGGGGAGGACGGATCCCTGCTTTCTCACGCTCTTGTGGGTAGAGAAGCATTCCCGTGGCCCCAGGTCCACGAGCCGAGTACTTCCACGGAGCCCCTCCAGGTATGCCTGGCTCTACAGTTGCTGTGACGCCCGGAGACAGGCCGAACTCCCTTGAGATGTCGAGAGGAAACCTCGAGGCAGGGGACTCCATCTCCACGGGTGGGGTCGGGAGTCCGGTTGGTGTGCCTATCCCATAAAGCTGCGCGAGTATCGGATACGACGGACTTCTCGGGGACACCTCTGGCATCATGCACCTCCTACTGGTGCGGCTACACCTGCTATACTTTTCAAGTAATCCCACGGCACATCCGATGGAATCTGCGGACCCGCCGAAGGAGAGAATCCATATCCAGCCAATTCATCCATCAAATCCTGAACGAAGATATCTTGGAATTGAGACAAATCGACAGGCTGCTCTGCCTTGGTCTTGGCACCGACTATGGCTTCCCTGCTGGCCCTCTCAAGAGCAGATTCTCTGGCGGCAAATTCCTGCCGTTGCTGCATGGCTTGTTGTTCGAGAGCTGCACCATATCCCATACGCCCAAGTTCGAACTCTCTGCCAAGGCCGGCTTCCTGTTGGCGTGCCAATAGTTGGGCCATAGCTGTTTGCTGTCCCATCTCCGCTGCTCCCATTCGAGCTCCGGCTCCTATCTGCGCGGCACCAATCTGACCACGAAGCCCCGCTTGCTGTCCAGCAAGAGCTGTCTGCATCTGCATCTGGGCTCGCTGGAGATCCGTCTGGGCCCCCAGCTCCCCAAGATACTGTCTCAAGGCAAGGTCGGACTCTGCAGCTTGTGCTTGACGCATGGCTTGTTGCTGTGCCATGGCTAACTGTTGCCTAGCCAAGAGATCGTTGATCGTCTGATCTTGTGTGCCTGTCATGATCTGGCCGGCGATCCCTCTTTCGTAAGGAGCTTGCACCTGGGCCAGGAGAGGCAGGCCGAGGGCTTGCTCCAATCCCTGCAGGGCACCCATCCTCTCGATAGGCACATGGGCTTGGGCTTGGAGAAGCTGAGCCAACAGGGGCTCGGCTTGCTGCATCCGCTCCATGTAGACACGCCCAGCTTCTCCAGCCGCTTCGCCGGGGCCAAGACCGGCACCTAACATCGACTGACCCAATGCCGTGGACGCAGCACTTCCCTGTGCCCTGGCCCGATTCATCAGGGCCCTCATCATGGGATCGAAGGATTCCTGGTATCCACCAAACGCTTCGCCCATTCCGGCTCGAAGGCCTCCGATGCGCTCTATCATGGTGTTGATGGCGGCATCCAGCTCGGGGGATCGAGGGGCTCTCGTTACTTGTCGAGTTCGAGTCTGAACCGTCTTCGTTGCAGGTCCTTGGATTCCAGCCTTGGCCCTGGCCTTGATTTCCTCTCCCCGGTCCATAGCTATCGGCGCAGCAACGAGTGGGCTGGCGCCCGGCCTGACAGGAGCACCGCGTTGGCTGCTCACACGTCGTGGAAGTGAGAAGTCAGGCGGAGCCACCCCTGTCTGCGGTTCGATCCTGAGACCCGGATACCTCGGGGTGTATCCCCATCTTCGTGGCTGACCAATAGGCATGGCGTCCTCCTTAGCTAATGACTTGAAAGTTCACGGTCCCGGCAACGTCGACCCAGTAGACGAGATCCCCAGGCTTGAGGCCTTGGATCGCATCTGATCCTGATGTCGTGCCTGGATCCGCGTTGACAAGTTGTGGTTGCACTCTAAGCTGATCCATGATGTTCAGACGGAATTCTTCTTGACGAGCAATGAGTCTGTCGACAACAGCACCCATCTTCTCATCAAGATCGATCCCGTCTGCTACTCCCTCAAATCCCACGGAGTCGTTGATATTCATCACAACCTCGTGAACACGATAGTCAAGCTATGCAGTTTCACCTCGTCATAGCTTCGATCGTACCAAGCAGTTCCCCATCGAGGAACGGATTCCATCTTGCTCTCTGACTTGCTGACAAGCAAGGAGTTGTTGCCTGTGTTGTCCCAGTTCGTCCTCTCGACGGAGGACATCTGCTTATCGTAGCCGGGCTCGTATCCTCGATAGAGTCGGAAGAACGGAAGGTTGTCGTCATTGTGATTCTCAACCGAGCACCACAGTTCGATCACCTTTTTGAGCTGCTCCGGATCCCCGAACTCGAACTGCTTTGGACCGAATCTCATCTCAATCAGGCCAAGGTAGAACTTCCACCCCACTTGCGGGGGAGGAGAGAACTCTTCCGTGCTGAGACCTCCGATCACGCCATACACCGTAATGCGGCTGGCCGTATGAGACTGGATGTAACCGATCTGTGCGTACTCGTCGTTTGAGTCGGCCACCATCACCCACCGTCCAACCAGGCCGGCGCCGTCGGTGTAGAGGCTATCGCTCGAGATGTCCACATCAAACGTGGTAGCGTTCACGACGTTCGAGATCGTGCCCCAGTGAAGACCACCAAGGATCCAATCATCCCATATGTTGGGAGCGAAGATCCTTCCCCAGATCCCCCCGGATCCTCTTCCCATCCCTTCAGTACCACCAAGCACCATCTGCTCCCCTGTCGAAGGGTCGAGGTAGTTCCCTGTAGACAGGAGATCTTTCTCCAAGTTGAAGAACCAGCTCCCTGTGATCGTATACTGCCCGATTCCGAAGTCCACGAGCCTCAAGGCAGATTGGAATGTGACGAATGCTTCGAAGAAGTGCTGCGTCTGATCGTATGCGCAGTGCCAGTTGCGATGATCGTTTGCATCCTGACTCAGATAGTCGAAAATCCTTGGGATCACACGACTTGTGATGTCCCTGACTCCAGTGCCGTCGGATTCGATGATGCACTTCTTCTGCATACAGATCCCACGGATCCTACCATCGACCGGGACCAGGCTGTAGTGACTCGACACCGTGTACTCCGTCGAGACCAAGTGTTTGTTCGTCTTGAAGGACTCGGTCCCGATCAAGTTCAGATCCAACACGTAGATTGCTGGTGTGTCCGTAAACACCATCACGAGAGGTTGGTTCGGGACCTGGGCGATACCCATGATCTCACCTTCGAACGTGATCGAGTTGAATGCCGGCCACGCTTCAGGTTCACCGAACTTGCTCCACTGCAGGACATGGCCAGGGAGGTAAACGATGAAGTCCCTGTTCGCGCCCGCGTTGGGTCCATCGTATGGGAAAGGCTCACCGTCTGTCCCGACCAACCGGATGGTGTTCGCGTTCAAGTAACGCGCGTAGTAGAGACCTCCGAGATTCACACCACCTGAGTCATCGTCATTGAGCTTGAAGAACCAATCGTGCATGCCGTCGTAGAAGATGTCGCCATCCGCCGTCACGACCTCAGATCCGCTTGCAACTGTGCAAGTGTTCCCCGTCCCCATCTTGAGGTTCCCACCCGCGAAGATATACCCGTTCGCGTTGATGGCGTATCGGTATGCCTTGGGCCTGTAGTTGTCTCTCTCCACAGCCAGACCAAGCAGGTCATCCGTCACGCCGTCGTTGATCGTGACGGAGGTTCCAGCATTGATCCCCTGGCCGGCGTAGTAGAATGGCCCTTGGAGCGCCAGGTCGCGGGTATTGGCTCCATATGACCGGTAGATCAGGACGTGTGTGATCCCCGGCTGGTTGATCGTCGGGACCGTGACATCGATAGAACGGTCACCGACAGCCATGGCGGCCCCAAGGGCAATGGGGTTAGATGGGTTCCCACGGGTGTAGTTTGTGGATCCGTCGGCTACAGCCACTGGACGTGTGTACCTGGATGAGGCGTAGACCGCTACGTATGCATACCACCGGCCAGCGACTAGTCCTCCGGGTGTGGCCGACTCCACGACGGATGACGGATCCGAAGCCTGCTGAACACCAAGGATGTGGAAGTTACCATTCGCGTCGATACGACGTGGCCACATCAAGCCGTTAAAGACAGCGTATCGGTTCATGTTCCGATCACCTACAACGCAGTCTTTTGCAACTCCCTGACCTGTTCCTATCGTGATGGGCATGGTATCATCCTACCTTGAAGATCGATCCTGTCCTGTCCTGAACACCACCGTCTCGAAGGTTGTTCGTCGTGCCAGCGAACGCCCCGGCATTCACCACCAAGGCCGAGCATGCGATTGGTGTGAGCATGTCATCACTTTCGCGCCACCAGTCTGAGGCCGTAGCATTCCTGCCGCCACAGATTGGACGAGGCAGGCCATCCCCTTCGTGTACGAAGTAGATGTAGTCTGTCGCTGCATTCTGACCCGACGCTACCCATGCCGCGTAGGTCAGAATCGTGGAGAGCTGGATCCAGATCGTCTCTGTATCGTACGCGAACTTGACGTAGAACTTCTCCCAATCATCAGCGTCCGTCGCGCCGATGGCCGTGATCTGGAAGTAGTATCCAAGACCAGCGTATCGGTACCGCTTCTCAGCAACCCATTTCCCCAGGCCCGCGTTCCACGTGTAGTCGATCCTGGCCCTCGTGTCCTGGAACACAGCAGCGAAGTTGGCTATCCACCCCGTGGCCGGCCCCGCTACGCACGCTCCGTTGGTCACATTCCAATTCGTGATAGCGCAGCACCTGGTCTTCTGGTCCGCGTTGTCCACGTACTCCTGGCTGCCGTGCCATTCGTTCGTGCCTCGGTGCTCCCATACGGACATCGCTGCGACATACCCGAGAACCTCTGCTGTGATGTCCCTGGTCTGGGACCCACCGCTCGTCTCACTCACGGTCAGGGTAGCCGTATGCTCGCCGGCAGACAGGCCTGTCGTGTCGACTGTCACGGTCACGACTTGAGAAGCTCCGGGGGCCAGGGTACCACTCCCAACGTCCAGGGTAGCCCACGACTGGTTGGTCGAAGCACTCCACGTCATAGCTCCTGTGCCAATGTTCGAGACCGTGTACAGCACGGTGTCGGTGTAGCCGGCTTCGTCCGGCCCTACCGACGCTCCTGTGTCTGGAGTCACGGATAGGACAGGATAGTCCGTCTCCGGTATCTCAAGAGCTACGTTCACGGTCTCAGTTTCCTTGCGCCCGTTGATCACCATGATGTCGTTCTCAGTTGGTGTCAGGCCCCAGTATCCATCGTTCAGAAGGGAGACCCTCAACTGATCCAGGTATGTCCCTGGGTCCAAGCCAGACACACTGCCTGCCACTTGAAAGTAGTAGTTCGTCTCTCCACTGTACCGCCCTGCCCTTCCATTCTCTCTAGGTGTTGGTGTTCCTGTGGGGGTCAACCCTCGGAACCCAACGCTCAGCCACGACGTTGTCCACCTGAACCACAGCCTGACGAAATCGGATGTTCCCTCAACCCTGACCCTGATATTCCCCTCGAGCACTCCTGCCGGAGAGAACGAAAACGTTAGTGGTTCGACGATTAGGTTGATCTGTGAATCCCAACGAGTTTGCCACTGATCATTCAGTTCCTCATTTCGATCCTCAATCTCTGACCAATCCTCCAACCAGGGAACTTCACCAGGAGGGATCGTATCACCCCTACCATAGACGACTCCGTTCCTTTGAATTCTTTGAGGCCAATCAGGTGGCGGTGTATATGGGGGACCGCCTGGCAGCTTAGGGCCATCATACAGACCAGGAGGAAGCATTGGATCTGATTCGACTGCAAACACTGCTCCTTCATGCACGAACCGATACATCCTATCTCGAAACCGAAGTTGCTGGACCGTCCACACGGGACCATCCGCAACACTGCTTGTCATCACGATCTTGCCGGGAATTCGATGGAGCGCCGTCAAGAATTTGTCATACATCCCGTGGACTTCATCGACCGTATCATCCCCACCCCCTGTCTGGATCACGCCAGTCAGCTCGTTCAGTATCTTCTGCTCGCCGTCGCTCCGTTGCATGGCTCAAAAAATAAAGGGCTCCAAAGGGGAGCCCGCAATTCCGGCTGTCAGTTCGGTCAGGCAACTCACATCCGATTCAGTCTTGTACTCGTTGTCCTGGTGAATCAGAACGACATCGCCGTTCACAAAAGAAAGCTGTGCAAGGGTGAGTACATGACCTCCCGTGGTTGCAGACGTATGAGGTAGCTTCCCCGGTATTCTGACGAAATCAAGTCGCTCATCGAAATGTCCGCCCCTTGCCCAGGGAGACTGGTCATCTGAAAGCATGACTTCATCAACGACTTGGTTAAGGTTTCGAAAGTCATCGATGATCTTGGTGTCTCGAGACGCTGATCTCTGCACATCGTCATCTCCCAATTCCGACTCGCGGTCTCATACCATGGCCATGGCGAACCCAAACTCCATACGGTCCTGTCTTTCGACCAACAATGGATCCGACAGTCAGATCCGTGACCAATGTCTCAGCTCTCTTTCGACGTTGTTTCAGATTGCCGACACGCTGCATCGCCCGAGACCACCAGATCTTCGCGGGATCCCACATCCGATGGAACTCGAACCCAATAGATACGGCCATGTTCACGATGGGCATCCCCATGCTCGGCCACTCAGGGACATCCACGTCGTTGTAGAGGCGCCTTGGCCGACGAGGGTACCGGATCCGGAAGATGTCCACGGTCGAGGCTGTTGGAATCCCATAGACAATGAACTGCTGTTGTTCAGCCGGTCGCACACGCGCGGTGTATGTACCGCTCGGTCCTCGGTAAGTCTCAGTCAACTGGAAAGATGTACCGGACAGGAAGTTGCCGGCGGAGATCATGTATCCGTAGTCACCAGGGTCGTTGGTAGTAGACGTTGGATCGAACCTGACCCAATGATCCAGATCCAGTATGGTGTTCGTACTGGTTGTCTGTACAATGGCGCTGCCATTCGTCAGAGTACAGGCTTGGATGACAGCTCCATCTTCTCCTGCAGTACCGAACCAATCGTAGAACTCCACCCTTCCCATGTTGCCGCTCGTCCTGCGCTCATACTTCAAGGCCAGGGACTGCTCGGGTAGGGGATCGAGACGCCGGCTGTCATAGTAAATGGAAAGCTCGGTTCCGTTGTAGTCATATGGCAGGAGATAGAACTGCTGGTCAGAAACGGAATCGAACGTTCTCGTTACGAGAAGGGAAGGAATGACGAACAGCTCGGAGATCCGCTCCCATGCTTCACAAAGCCACTGATCCCTGAACTCATCGATCTCACTCAAGCCGGCTGTTCTGCACAAGACATCGAACTCTCGTCGCATTCGAAGTAGGTTCACTGCATGTTCTCCAAGAGTTCTTCCATCTCCTGCTTGATCTGACCCCAGATCGGCTCTTTCATTTCAACGGAGATGTCCTGCTGCTCCCGGTATCGAGCACAGTGCTTGTGCATTCGGAGACCTCGGTAGTACGTCCCTGGGGGAACGACCACGGTATCTCCACACACATCACACAGGCCGACCTCCTTGGAAGCGTGAAGCTGTCTCATTGACCAGCTTTCAGATTCGGGAGCTTAGTATAGCCCTTGATCGTGAACTCAGTGGGCTTCCCCCCGATCCCCGGCATCTTTTGGCCACGACCCCTGGACTGCATCAGGGCCTTGGATGGTGGTGCCGAGGTGCTGCTGCCTCCAATGAATCTCTTCTTGGTCTTGACCGACTGATTCGCTCTGTCCATCTGCGGCATGTTCGGCATGGCCTCCTCCTATTTGCTGAACAACTCCCACAATTTCTCGATTCCAACGACGCTACTCAAGACAGCAACGATCACCAAAATAAGACGCTCGAGACGTTTCACTCGTTCCCTGTTTTCCTTGGCTGTAGAACATCCACCCGTAGCGAGCGTGTCTACCTTCTTGACCAATGATTCGAGCTGCTCTCCATGGGTCTCTGTCATGGCGAGCAACTTCCCTATCTTCTCGTCAATGCTGTTTGCCATCAGAACCTCACCCAGTAGATGCTCTCGATCTCCTTCTTCGTCAGGGGAACGATGTCAGGCCCCTGGGGCTCAACGAACACGAGCTTGGGTTTTCTGTCTTTTCGAATGAAGGCACAGTTGATGGCGTGGGCGTACTCATCTCGAGTGACGTACCAGATCTTTCCAACAGCAACAGCTTGAGGAGTAGGCGGCTTTCTCTTCGCGTTGCAGACTTGGGCCAGGGCATGGTACAGGTCCGAGAAGTTGTCGCAATCAAAATGCTCTTTCCACTTGGTCTCTCCGAACGCTTTCAGGACTTCCTGATACCACTGCCCAAACGTCTCGACGAGCCAGGTCCTCGACGGGACAAAGAAGTCCTTGTCGGCAATGTCGGCCTGGCACTTGAAGTGCGAACGGATCTGATGGGATGAGAGTGTCACAGTTTCGATTTGATGGCATACTTGAGTTGCTGATTCGTTCGGTCGGGAAGACCATGAAGATTCCGTAGGATGTTGATCTCGTCTTTCAAAACGAGTACGAGTGCTTTCAGTTCATTCCTCGACCAGTTCTCGAAATCAGCTTCGTGGTCTTGTACCCAGTCGTCGTACCATACAAGAGCGGCTGTTTCTAGAGAAGCCAGACTTGTCATGGACGGTTGGGAGTGGCCAGGTACGTTCCACATTGAAATCATTGTCCCACTAGGACTAGCAGAAAGCATCCACAATTCCTTAGTATCAACAGGATATGAAGGACTTCCAACATTCTGCGAATACCAATACAGCAGACAAGTTTGATATTCCACAGCTCCGCAACTCAGTGCGCATAGACATGCAGAAACAAAGACTACTAAACATTTCATTCTCGTCCCCCTTAATCCGTTCTTCCCACATAGTGACCCGTAATGTACGTCCGGCCTTGTACAACATCACCACCTATAGGTTTTGTTCCATTGGCATACGCGTTGAGGTATATCAAGTCATTAGTCGTGAGCACATCAATGACCGTAGAGGCAGCCATCGAATAGTGTTGGTTGTTCGCGCCGGCTTGGTTATCTGAATACGAAACTAGGGTGGTCGTAGCACCTGATGCGTGGTAGAGATACGCGTTCATATATTGCGAAGCGTCCAAATCGCTTGCGTATAGATTGTACCCAACATCCCAAACACCAATTACAGGAAATATACCGAGATAGGCATTCGTGTCGTAAATGTCATGGGTGTCAACCGTCTCCGTGCTCAATGGGACGCGAGTAGATACCCCGCTTGCAAGAGTTATGTTTGTTGGCAAATGTGCTCGAAAGGCGTAAGCCCGCGTCCAATCATTCGTCCACACGCCCGCAGTGTTGTCGTATGTCAGCGGGACGCCATCAGTGTTAACACCCAAATCGATTCCAACACCAGCCAGAGTAGCTTCCTGCCACGTCCCAACACCGTTCGCGTCGGATGTGAGTACATAGTTGTTAGCAGCCCCACTGTTAATCCGAACATCGTCAGTACACACCCGACCGTCAAGTGTGATAGTGCCAAGCAGAGTTCCATTCACTGCCGTGCAATCTCGAAGCTGAACACCTCCTGCCGTATTGATGTTGGCGAAGTCATTGTCCACTGCGTCAGCCACACAATTCTCTGCATAGAGATATGCGTCTCCAGCATTAGCAACCATTCCATAGCTGGTCAGAGGACTTCCTTCATCCACATCACATGTACAGTTATACAAGTACATGGAGTTGTCTGAAGTTGCTCCATTGTCATTGGAATGGAAACCTGCGGCGCTAACGGAATGAGCGTTGCAATAGACATATACGTTATAGCAATTCAAAGTAGTGGCGGCCTCAGCACTAACCTGATTTTCATGAGTCACACCATAGGCCGTAGCGTCGAGGGATTCAACATAGACGAGAACGTCCCGGATTTCTCCACTTGCATCCCCGACCCAAATGGCACTTTGGCCACCAGCGTGGGAGTTCAAGGTGACATCCACATCCTGGATGATGACATCATCCAAGACAGTTCCAGCCCCTCCATCTACCAAAAAACCGTACGTCGTGCTCGCTGTGACATCGACACTTAGATCCCGAATGTTCACGTTGCTCGCTGTCACATGGAACACGTTGATGCTGTCCGTAGTCGTCTGGATGACGGTCACATATCGACCCTGACCCACGATGGAGACGCTCTTTGTGACATCGATGTCCGCGGTGATTGTGTAGGTTCCGGCAGCCAGAACAATCGTGTCACCAGCAGCCGCCGCTGCGATCGTTGCGTCAATGTCGTCGGTGAGTTCGATGAACCAGATGTTGGCTCCTTCCAGATCCAGGTCATCTTCAATGTCTGTATCCCCAGCCACTTCAAGGTCGTCGTCGATCTCGACCTCGTTGTTGCCGGTGTCGTCATTGAACGCGTTGCCACCCTGATCAAGATCAGCAGTCATAGGATTTGCTACACCACCAACCGTCGTGGCATTCTGTCCACTGTCTTGAAGAACTCTCCCGGTATTGTCAGCGTATGACACAAAGTTCCCTGCCGTCACGTTTCCCCGCGTGAAGAGACCTCGCACAACAGGCACGGCAAGTGCAGTCAGAGCGAATAGGCAGACGATGGCAGATGTCTGCAGAAGGATCCTGCGCATCTTAGTCTCCTTCGACTTGGATGTTCATCAGGCACGTACCGGATGTCACCCACACAGACAACTTCAACGCATCGTTGTAGCTGGTCCGAATCGTCAAGGCATTCCCAATCTGGATCCGGTAGCTATTCGTGGTTGAGGTAGGAAGGTCGACTCTGATCTCTCGACCGCCGATATTCTCCAGGGACAGCAGCTTCACCTGGGCAGACATCGGCTTGCCCGCATTGGCCATCAAGGTCGAAACAAGAGTCGGAGTTGGGGTGACAGTGACGCAGAGAAATTGGGAAGCGATGACTCGATGAGAGTCAGCTACACGCATCATGAGGAATCCTCCAAGGCATGGAGGGAGGGCCCGACCGGACCCTCCCCCCAGATGTGGTCTACACTCCAGCCGGGATCTCGTCCCAGGTGTCTTCCGCACCGTAGTCCGGAGCGGTCTCACCGTCGGTGGCGATCGATCCGCCAACCCAGCACCGCCAGTTCTTGACGATGAAGCCCCACTCCTGTTCATACGAAATGAAGTAGGAGCGGTTATCCTCATCGCGATAGAACGCCCAGGGGTCTTCCTTGGGAGTCGGCGACATCGGTCGGATGCCGAAGCTGTTCGCTCTACCGACGTACCAGGTGTTGGCCACCAAGTACGGATCCTCAACCAGCCGGAGACGATAGCCTTCCATCATGAAGACGTTCTCTCGGTTGGTCGTGTTGCCGGCAGCAGTCGGCTCGATGAACTTGGACTCCAGGATCTCCATCCACCGCGGCGTGTTGTACGAGCTGACCAACAGCGTGTCCGGCTTGTACTGATACCGCTCATCGTTCTCGTCGAACTGCATGTTGAACTTGAAGTGGGTGATCACCCGCTTCAGAGCCCAATAGGACGGAGGGAACTGGAAGGCATTGAAGTACCCACCAGTATCCGGAATCGTGGCCGCGAAGTCAATCGTCGTCCCAACGGCAGCCGATGTCGGACCAACCGTAGCGCGAGCCGCGTACGACTGGTGAGAGTTGGCCGGCAGTGCGAACAGAGGACTCCCATCATAGATGAGGTTCGTGTTCGTCAGATCAACCATGCCATCCACCCGAGTCCGATGGTTGAAGAACACGTTGCCGGCCTGGATCCCACCGAGGTTGAAGAGATCCGCGCACAGGCGGTGGCGCCGCTGTGCCCAGCGCATCTCAAACGCTCGTCCAATGGAATCCGCCAGGTGGCCGGCGAAACGCCGCTCATCAACCTGACCGTTAGAAACAAACTCCCTGGACCTCTGCTGAAGGCGCTTGGAAAGATTGACCTTCCCAGAACCTTCGATCGAGATCGCCCCTTCGCACTCGTACCCCATCACCATGTTCTTCTGAGGGATGGGCTCAGCCTCACGGCGCCCGCCCAATTCCCCGATCGGAACAACCGAGTACTCCTTAGTCCACAGGCCCTCGATAGGCCGGTCGGCTAAGACGTCATCGTAGGGGTTGTCAAACTCCACGTCGTCCATGAGAGCGAGATTGACCGCATACTGCTCTTCACGGAACAACTCGATGAATTGTGGACTCAGTAGCATGTAACCTCACCCCCTTACTTGTTTCCATATCTCAGGTCGGGCGGAACCCCACAGGAGACCCACAGCCCATCCTGAGTAACGATTCGTGAAGCGCGTAGGACGCCCATGACCGAGGAGGTCAGGTCGACATACTGAATGCCATTGGCGTCTACGAAGATGTCGTAGTCCTTCCCCAAGTGTGCTTCGGTGCAGACTACATCGCCAGACGTCGGGAAAACGTTGGTCTTCTCCAGGGACATATTCACAGGGAGAAGGTCACCGTCACTCACCGAGGCAGGACGGCCGCCAGCAACACCAACATCCTCCACCTCAGCGAAACCCGCGAGGTTCGAGGAGTTGGCTGTAGCAGCCTGGTAGCGATGGTGGAGATCTACGGCCTTACCGCCGCGTCTCCGGAAGACTGTACCAGAAGCGAAGGGGACTTGGAAGATACGATCCGGCCCATCGTACACGGCCGAGTTCGGGTCCGTGAACGTGTGCATCCATTCCATGTTGTGCCTCCGCTATCAATGGACTTGATAGTGGGGGGCACGCTTCTTGGCCTTGCGGTACAGATCAACCCGGCTGGACGGAATACCAGCCTTCCTCATCTCTCGAAGCTCTTCAGCAGTCGGAGGTTTCGTATCTCCCTCACTCGTCGTCCCTGCGTCCCCGAGGGCTACTCCCCTCCGCGCATCAGACCGAACAGCAGCAGCAGTGCCAGACCCACCAGAACCAGAGCGATCTTCAGAAGAAGTCCCTGATCCGTTTCCATCGGAAGCCTTTCTAGCGAACTTCTCCAGATTCTCTCCCCGATAGCCATACACGACCTGCTTCACGCTGTTAGGATCTGCTTGGTTCGTCACAGCCAAGGTAGTCACCCGACTCTTGATCTCAGCTTTGTCAGCGTCATCTAGTTCCGGGAATTCCGTCAGGACTGTTTCGAGCACCTTGCCAGCATCGTTCTTCGCTTGAGCTTGCTGCTCCATCGCGGATACGTCTGCGTTGTACAGACGGTTGATCTCAAGGCCAAGGAGATCGGGAGATTGCTCCGGATTGATCCCCGAGTTCACGAGATTCATTGCGGCGCGATACCGCAGGTCAGAAGTGTAGGCAGCTCCAGTTCCAGCGTTGAATTGCGGTGTCGGCTTCACAGATCCCTCATCCGATTTCGGAGGGGTTTCAGCCTTAGCCTTCTCCTCCTTGAGTTGCCGGATGAGCTGTGTCGCTTGCTTCAATCGATCCTTCTGTACCTTGAAGGCGTGGGAAGCCTTGCCTTGATCCCCGCTACCTTCGTCCAGTTCCTTGACTTCGTTGGGGACACTGTCACCCAGAAAGGCTTCAGCATCCTTGAGAAACTCTTCGATTCCAGCGAGGTTCTGGTTAGAGCTTTCTCCCGACATCTCAACCTCCGTTTACTGTGCTGCCCACAGTAGGCTTAGTGTACATGGAACACGCCATGTCCGTTGGCGACAAACTAGATCAAAACATACCGAAAAGTCAAGTCTTTTCTTCATCACCTCCTAAGTTTTTTTGAAGTTCGGCCAGTCTACGCTCGATTCTCTCGGGCTCATAGAGGATCTCTTCCCACACAGATTTGCGTCCCCGGTGCTCTGCCCAGCACTCCATAGCAGCAGCTACATCCATCTCCGTGACGTAACGCCTGTGGTACAACTGAGACATTGAGAGACCCAAAATGAAGTTCTCATGCTTGATCATCGGGTCGCATAGATCACGTACCCTCTGGCCTTCAGGAGTCCTCAGAAACCGCCGCCTCTTAGCCAACCGATCCTCAAGAACATCGACCTCACGCTTGATGATCTTCCTGTTGACAGACCCCTCTCTGTCTATCGGACTCTCGTACGCGATCGGATTCCGATTCGACCCTTGTAGTTCCATTACCTACCTCCTCCAGCGAGCTGACCAACAGGACCACGCTGAGGTGTTTGGATCTCTGTCTGGCCAGGAGACTGCCCGGCCACGAGGTTGTCCATCACACCACCCATCATGGCCTGGAGAGCCTCCGCCGGCATCTGCTCCACCTCCTGCTGAGAGGGGATCAAATACTTGAACCGACGCACGTCCAACTCTCTCGCAGCTACGTACATCCACCGCATGAAGTACTTCTTGTAGAGCATCGGATCGATAGCGGCGAGCTGATTCAGGATAGGCATGAAGAGCGACATCGCCTCCGTGAACTTCTGCTTGCGAAGCTCCGTGTTGATGAAGTCACTCGACGCCTGACTCAACCACACCACGCTCTGCCCAAGTTCATCAATCGTGATGATGTTGCTCGCCGACTCTCCTTCCAACATCTCAGGAGATACAATCCTCGGATTGAGAATGTTGTCTCCCTCGTAGATGGCTTGCTCGAAGCACGACTTCCATGTGAACTCAGCCAGGTAGTTCCAACCTGTCCTGTTCCAATCCTTGACCATCGCATCCACACCCACAGCGGACTGAGCCAGGAGCAACCGAGCCTTCTGAGCTGGAGATCGAGGATCGTCCTGCTCGAGCTGACCTTGAGAGTATGGCGTCACGCTCGTGCGGTTGGATGCCCTGGTCTGGGTCAACGGCAGGAGATGTCGAAGCAGTGCATCGGATACATGGATCGGATCCATCTGCTTGAACTCACCAATGTTGTTCACCCATCCAATCTTCCCTGGCCCGAATCCTTCCACAAACGGATTTCCAAATCCACCAGCTTCCGGATGCACAGCCAGGAATGGGCGGAAGGTATCCATCGCCGCGCTGTCTAGGAACAGGTCCACAGCATTCGACTCGAGGAAGTCCTCATTGATCAACCGAGCGCCGAACCCAAACCCGTAGTAGCTCTTTGGAGCATGACCCAACTTGAAGTGGATCCAATCTCGATTCTCATGGAAGTGTGGGTACGTAGCGGCCCGTAGGATCCTGCGTCCTGCAGGACTGTACTCAAACACACACCACTTTGGGATCAATCCTTTCGGATCACTCGGAGTCTTGTATCCGTACTTGCAAGCGATCTTGTAGATCGCAAAGATATCCTTGTACGGATGAATGATCGCACCGCCAGTAAGATTCTCAGACTCAGTCCACCATTCGTACTCGAGTTCCTCGTTGTGACGGATGTTCAACTCTTCCTTCGTAGCCTCCTTGCTTCCCCCTCGAGCTGCTCCAATCACACCACGCTTGAAGGACCTATCTCGAAGAATGTCGTCGACAGCTTCCTTTCGATACCAGTTGTTGGCATCATCGGAAGCCAGCAGCCGAAGATCATTCGCAGTGTAGTAGAGTCTCCTCCCTCGGAACTTCAGCTCCTCGTCCGAATACACACCCGGAGGGATTAAGTGATCTTTCTTGTCCACATGAACGAACTTGAGTCCCTTACTCGTGAGTGTCTTTGCTTCAACCATCACACGAGCAGGTTGTCCATCCATCAGCTTTGCTCTGGCTACCTCGAGTTGTGTTGGATCCAGAACACGATCTTCGTCTCTTTCCAGACTCTCCGAATCCATGTACGTTTTCAAAGTCCTCTCCGGAACCTGCTCGTACATGGTCGTTGCATCAATAATGGCCGACCCATCCAACAGGAATTCGAAGATCAGCAGTGGATCAACCAATCCTTCGATCTTCAGATCCTGGGTCAGGACAGAATGGAGAAACCACTCCATCCGATGCATGACCTCGATGTCCACTATGTTCGTCACTTCATCGTCGATGATGAAGAGAGGACGAGGGGACAAGATCGCTCGAGATAAACGATCGAGACCTTCAAGCACCTTGTCGCAAACCAACCCCGACGTGAAGTTCGCGCTCACACCCATGGATGGGTAGAACTTCTCGACCCACTCAAGCATGTAGACGGCTCGGTACGTCGCCCACTTCTTCTTCATCTCCTCGTTGTACCGGACACACGCCTTCAGGTCCCGATCAAACCAACTGACCAACTCCTCCTCCTGCTCCTTGTTGATGTCAAGAGGAGGGAAGTAGTCCTCCAAGGTCACGAACCCTACATCCTCAATTCCAGGAGGACGAGCAACGTCTATGGCTTCAGCCGTTGCTATCTCACCAGCATAGGGCTCCAGTCCTCCAGGGATGTTTGTTCTAGCCGGCACAGCAAGATCCGTTGGCATCAGAGGTACCTCCTTATCGCCTCACTCTTCGACTTCACAACCCCAAGAGCGGTCGGTGTGAACACAGATGCGAACTCCCGAAGCACCTTGGATTCCTCTCCTCTCCTCCGGGACGCATCATGGAATGCTGGGGTATCATGGATGATCTTCAAGGCCAGGGACGTAGCCATGACTCTGTCGTCTCGGTGACCTGGGGATGCCGTCAACTTCCCATTCGCCTCTGTGAAGTAGAGCATCTCTCCCAAGAGTTCGAGACTGTGGAGCAGACAGTCCGTGTTCTTGAAGTCGAGTTTCAATCGACCGCACACGTCCTTCTTCTGGGGTTGCCGAGTCTCCCACCCAAACTCCCTGTGGACTTGCTGACCACTGACCTTCTGCCTGTAGTAGAACCTCTTGTATCCTGTCTTCTCCAACTCCGCCTTGAGAGTTCCACCACAGGTGTTGTTCATCTCCGGTATGATCAAGGCGTTGTTGTAGTACTGAGCGATCCAAACAGCGTACATGGCCGTCATCTCTTCATCGAAGACACCACCCCACTCCATGACTTGATCGCGTCGATGAGCGTCAAACACTTCGATGATGCTGTTGTCGCTCACATACTCCGATGTCCTCTTCCCCTCCGCTACATCAATCGTCAGGACATACGGATTGTTCTTCCTTGGTTCCTTGAACCTGAGCGCACATCCATCCTGAAGCCGGCCTTCCGACGTCCTGATGCACATTACTTTCCCCTGGTTCACGGAGAACGTCACAGTCTGTGGGACCACACACCTGTCTTCCAACTCCCTAAGACTAGCCACCAATCCATCTGGATGCTGGCTCATTAGCCCAACCAACCCATGGTACTTCTTCCTGACAAAGTCGAGATCGTTCTCTTTCCAATCGATGAAGAACTTCAGATCAAGGATCCGACGCTTCACACGTTGGGAATCGAAGTAGAACGACCCAGTCACCAGGAAAGGTTCCTGTGGATTGAGGGGGAAATCCTGCTTGAACCTCTCGGTGCTCCCACCAAGAAGATCGATCTGATTGCGGCGGAACTTGATGTGCTCTGGCGTCAGGTCGTAGGCGTTGGCGATCTCCTTCTCTTCCTGTGTGTACTCGAGTTTCTCATTCAGCAAGAGAGGCTCTCTACAGTCAGGAAGATCCTTCCAGTTGATGAAGACGAAATCCCACCTTGATCCACGCTCCTGTGCCTTGTCACAGTCCTGAGCAAACTTGTTCATGCCATAGGCTGTAGACTCCTTGGCGATGAATGCGAATCCTTTCCTTGGGATAGAGTTGAGGAGGGAAGTCTCTGCAGAGTCCGGGTCCCGCCACTTAGAGTTCTCGCTCATATGGCAAACCTGGATCGTCCCGGATGTACCTGGATTGGAATTCTCTCCCGAGTCCATCTCAAGCATAGATCCGTTGGACAGACGGAGCCCGGATTTCCCTTTCGGCATGGTGACTTTCTTTGGCTTGCCTGAGCACTGATCGTACTTGTAGAACCGCTCTACCATCCGAAAGATGTTGCTGGTGTGACTAGATAGATCCGCAATCAAGAAGACGTTTGTGTTCCCCCGAAACCTCATCATCCAATAGTCGAACGCCGCGAACAGAGTTGAGATACCTGCCTTCCTGTGCTTGAGTACGAGGACCTGGACTCGCTCCCACAGCCTTCCCTTCAGCCTGGCCGCTACAGCGTCCGCAATCTGAAGTTGAACGGGATTGAGTCGAAACGGTATAATGGGAACTTCTTCGGCATCGCCTTCGATCTTGCCTTCCTCGATGAACCCGTACTCTTCCATCCAGTAGATCGGATGAATCTTGCAGATCTCAGTCTCCGTCTTCGGGACATCCCACTCCTCCTTCGCCGCCTTGGATGCCAGCATCTTTGCGACCTTCTGGTCCAAGTCAGCCAAGTTCGGATAGAGGTCTCGGGGGAACTTCTGCATTACAGATACTTCTTCTTGTTCTTCGGAGGAGGAGGAATCGACTTGCGAGTTTCGGGCGCCTGGGTCTTCGTCCCACCCGCATGCTGTCTCATCCTCTTGTCCTTGTAGCTGGTCTTCTTCACGTCTCCTCTCATCTGCGTCTCCTTCCTCGAGTTGCCTTCGAGATCTCCGTCCTTGGAGGCGGAGGTGGCGGTGGTGGCGCCGGCGGCTTCGGTTTGGGTTTGGGCTTTGGCTTCGGAGAAGCCAGCGGAGGCGACGCCACATTGACAGAGAAACTACTATCCGCGGGTGCAGGCTCAGAGTCGATAATCGCTTTGGCCACCGGATACTGCTCATCGGTGACAAACAGCTTGGGCTTCTCCACTGGCTTCGACTCAATCACTACTGCCTCAACCTTCTTCTTCTTCTTCTTCCTCGTGTACGTCCGCCTCTTCCGCGTCGTTGGCTTTTTGGTCGCCGGCTTCCTCGTACTTGTCTTTCGTGTCGTTGCCTTCTTCGCTCTTGGCATCTTATCGCCCTTTCTTCTGTGTGCTTGGCTTCCATCCAGTCTTGCGCATGGTGCCATACACATATTTGCCTGTTCGTTTCTTTCCGTATCCACGCTTCTTCGCCGTTGCCTTCAGTTTCCTCTCCATAGCTTTTGGCACCTGAATCCTCCTACTTGATGTACATACCTCGTTGAGATGGACAGGGACGAGGCTTTGTCATCCTATCGTAAACCAGCAGGAAGATAGACCCCCAACGTATGCAGGGATAGGCTTCCAGGTCTCTCCATGCTGAGCTGTTGTCAACGTCTGTAAAGAGAATGTGAGCTGTCTCCCAGAACACATCCTTGTCCCGCAACACCCAGAAACTGTAGACGGGATCATCTACCGTCGGCTTAATCCACAAGAAGTTGATGTCACACTTCCCCTCGTGTCCCTGAATCAACTCCTCTACATGCAAGGTGTCTCCAGCCACAGGGAAGGAATCCACAGACCCGATCGAGCAGGCAGCCAACTGTTGAGCCAAATAGAATCCGTCCACAACAACCTCCTACGACGACGACCCACGGAACGAGTTGCTGTACTTCTCATCAGGTCCACGAATCCGTTGGGTCCTAGCAACATTGACAGCATCATCCAACTCAGACCCAAACCACTCATACTTTTCCACAGAGTCATGTTTCTTTGTCCAATTCGGACAGGACCTCTCAAGTCTTGCTGGGTTCGCCTTGCTCCTGAGCATGTTCGTCCCATACCAACCGATGTGTTGAATCCTAGACGCTTCTGGGTGAGCACGAACGGCTTTCTCTAAGACCCTGAAGTCATCGAACACGAAATCCCAACTCCAAGTCTTCTTCTCGTAGCATCCATTCTCAAGCCAGTAGGAGTAGAACCGATTCCACCTGTCTCTCCAAGTACCCCATCCAAACGTAGTGAACTTCGGATCAAATGTGATTCGCTCTTCAGGGTATCCACGAGGGTCTTCGCATCCACTATCCACAGTACACACCCGATGATCTTCCGAGAATTCATGAATCATGTACCGCATCAAGTCCATGAAATCCTCACTAACAAGCATGTCATCTTCCAAGTGAACCACAGCGTCTAACTTGAAGATCGTAAACGCGTTTTGAATCGACTCCACCACGTTGATAGGACATCCCACTCTTTTGCTTTGTACGTTGATCAGACCAGCGGATTGAGAACGTTCGACAAACTTCACGTAGAAATCAAACAGCACCTGGTACGACTGTCGCACGTCGTGCATCGGGCCGTCAAGGCTTATGTACAACGGGACCTCCTCAAGCCCAGAACAATCAAGGAGATAATCAGTCGTTTTCCGAACCATTTCGGCTCTTCGGTAAGCCGTATAGACAATCCCAATCCTCACGACTATCTCCACTGATTCTGCGTTGTGAATAGTACATTCGGACCAAGACTGAACTCCCGGTACACTTGATACCCCCGAGACTTCATCAGGTCCATGATCTCAGCCCTTCGTTCTGACACTTCCACGCAGAACATCTTGGTTCCAAGGATCTGGTATGGATTCCCAGGCATCCCCTTCAAGACACTCAGGTCCACGCCTTCCACATCGATCGAGATGAAGTCATAGGGACCAGGAAGGATATCGAGAATGTCAATCACGCGTACAGAGGCCACGTGGATCTGCTGGTAGGGGACCTGGGACTCCCACACCTTCTTGTGTGTAGTAGACGCAGTCGCCGTCGCACCACCATGATCGAAGAACAGCCGGCATCCAACACTGCTTCCAATGAAGGCGTTGACGAGTTTCACCTTCTTGGAATCCTTGTACGTCTTCTGGAGCTGAACGAAGCATTGAGGACTCGCTTCCACACAGACGCCTGACCATCCCTGTTCAGCCAGCGCGTACGTGTTGCTCATCTCCTTCCCGTTGTAGGCGCCAATATCTAGAAACGTCCCAATGTAATCCTCGAAATAGCTGAGAACCTCCACGTCTTCACCCTGCTGAGAATACTTGCGCATCAGTAGACTCCATACTCGCGCATGATCCACTTTTTCTTCTCCCTCTCCATGCGCTTGTTCCACATGCAATAGTGTCGAATCTTAGTCCGAGCCATACACTGGGACTCCCCATTCGCGTATCGAGTGATCTGATCGAGTCCCATGTACGGGATGTAGGAAAGGTCTTCCTCCCACTTGTAGAGTTTCATGTGCGGAAGCGAGGGGTAGACTTGACCAGGCAGCGGATCATGACCATCTCTAGTAGGCATCGGCTTCTCATACTTGAACATCATGGCCTTCTTCGGGCTGTGCCAGAACCCGTCGATCTCATCCGCGATGTTCTCCCCGACCAGCATCTCGTCCTGGTCCAGGGCCAGGACCATGTCCGGTCGAATGGAATCCAGCATCCTAAGATTTCTCTCGTGATATGTGTCCCTCCTCCAAGGGCATTGGGTTCGTCTCACCTTTATGATTTTTCGACTCTTCTTACAGTGGGATAGGATGAATGGAAGTTTCGATAACCGAACGGTCTTCATGTCAATCCGAACACAGACCTCTGAGCACAAGGATTCCATCGCCTTCAGGCACAACCTCCACTTCGGGAAGTCTCCAATCAACATGATGCCGGCGATCCTCAATGTTTTGGTCCCCATTCTGAAGCCAAGTCAATCTTCCTTCCTACAAACGACGATAGGTCATGTTGCTGCTTCTGTATATCACAACCGTAACAGAACCAAAACGGATGGACGTGAGTCGTGATCTGAGTCATCTTGTGAGCAGCCGCGTGCAAGGCCTTCGTCACAGTCTTGAACCTACCATTCCGTATGTGAGACATCGCCATGGACATCGGATTTCGAATGCAGCAGATCCACTTCACATCTTCGAACACCTTCTTGTAGCACGGCAACATGAGAGAGATCCGAGGATCCTTCATCCCATAGGGAACTCTCTTCTCAGACTCCCTCATCGCCCGATACATCTCCAACTTTCCCATCAACCAAGAACTATCAACGGGATCACTATTCGTCGTCTTCCAGTTGTTCCCCTTCCGGCGAAGAGCCTCTTCGTTGATATCCAACAGAGGATAATCCTCCCAATGGTTACAGCCTGTCTCTCTCACCCACATCGGGATGCCGGCGTCGTGTAACGCCTTAGAGATGAACCTCGTACCACACCCACCTAATCCAACGATGATGACAGTTCTCACGTCTTGCTCCAATGAAAGTCATTCGGATCACAATCGAAGGGCGCCCATCTCGTCCACTTCGGAAGAGAGAACTTCTCTAAGAACTTCCCACCAGTGTAATGCTGCACGACAACATCCGGATCCAGCTTCTCTGCCTCGAACATCTTCTTGGGTGCCTTGGATACCATCAAGTCGTTCAGATTCTTGACAGCGCAGGCCAGGCAAGGCATCTCCCTTCCTCGACCGAACTTCTCCCAGTATGAACGCCACAACTGAAAGAACGTTCGAACAATGCCGTTCTTCCGAAAGCAGATGAACGCTCCGTTGTACACAGTCAAGGGAAGTTGAACACCAAACATCTTCATTGCCCGAGCGTAGATATTCAGAACCCTATCACCCATCCTCCACTCTATGAACTTGTTCAAGACAACGTCGGGAACAACCTCCACAGCTCCCTGAGATAGTCTTGGCTCATCCAACGCATCGAACGCAGCTCCAATACCAGGTCTTTGGATGATCGAATCACAATCCAAGTACAACGTCTCATCGAACGGGGTGATGTTCACCATGCGAGTCTTGTAGTCCCGATTCTCCTCTGTCTTCGCGTTGACCCTACAGACCTTCGTATTGTCTGGTACACTCAAATCCCCATGAAGATTCGTCACCACATAGAATGGATAGTTCGTGTTTTTCCTAGAGATCCGCATGCACGCCGCTGCGATCTTCCAGTACTCCTCCCCAAACACTACGTACAGGATTCCACGCTTCATGGTATTCCGAGGACAGCCTGAATGTCATAGCGTTTCCGAATCCAGTCCTCTTTCTCCTTCTGAAGTTTCTTCGTGTACATACACCAATGATTGATCTTCGTCCGAGAGACATACTGAAAACTCTTCTTGACGTATTGGACGATTCGAGCCCGTCCCTGATACGGAAGATACGTCAGACCAGGCTGCCACTTGAATGCCCGCATGTGGAGAAGAGATGGGTACACGTAGGGAAGCTGACGGCCATCATCCGTCACCATCTTGAACTCGAACATGATGGCTCGTTTCGTCGGCATCTTCCAGAACCTACGAAGCTCCTTCCTGAATGGAGTCTCAAACGTCTCATCGTGGCACTGAGTCAAGACGATATCAGGCTCAAGATCATCCACCATCCGAAGCAAACTCTCGTGCCACTTCCCTACCTTCCATGACGTCTCTGCAATCCTCAGCTTGATCAACTTCCCGCGGAAGAATCTATCCCCATGGTGTTTCAGAAACTTGTAGACATCCCTATCCCCGTGCTCCATGTCGAACTCCACACAGATCCCGTCACAGAAGTAGGGCAGCTTCTTGAGAGTCTTCTCCCAGAATGGGAACCGCGTCATAGCAACCGTCGAGATGACCTTGAGTCTCATATGGCAGCCAGAGCCTCCTGAAAGAGCTCGAAGTCAGGACGGTCGAACGGGATCTCCACTTCACCCCACTCGATTGCCTCGTCCTTTTTCACATCAACAAGGAGCTTCACTCCCCTAGCCAAGCAGATTGGGAGACCAAAGTTTGTAGTGGTGTTCCCGATCATTCCATAACAGTCGTATCCTCCCAACCCATCTAACTCATGCCCGGCTGGAAGATCTTTCTTCGCGTAAGCATAGACGTTCGTTACGAACCCATGTCGCGGGCGAAGAAGAGACTTCCCCTCAGCGGCGTCCACAATGCATTGCATAGACTCGACATGACAGAGATGGTAAGGACGGTAGAACAAGTAGTTCGGACCATCTCCCATCTTGTAGTACTTCATCAAGCGACGCTGATACGGATCCCCACACCGACCAATCACGAACACCCCACCACCAGGTTCAGCATCAAGGATGTAGTCCACATACGGATACGAAAGATCACGATCGAACAACTCGAGTGCATCACGGACCGATGATGTCCGATATCCCTGCATACCTCCAGGAGGAACCTTCAAGTCGTAAGCGTTCGCCACCAGAGACATCTCGATGTTCATCTTGGTCCCATCCGTCATGGCCGTAGCTTGCTCGTAGTCCAGATCCCTCTTGTCCGCTTCTGGTTTGATCTTCTCTGGGTTGGAGTACTTGTCAAGGAAGCCCTTCATGTTCCCAGTCATGACCAACGAGAAACCCCAGTACCGAACCTCATCAATCAACTTCGCCAGGACAGCCGGCTGGTCCCCATCACAGCTTGTATACGTCACCCCGTTCTTCGCGGCGATCTTCATCAAGGCAGGACCAAAGATCAGGTCTGCTTCCGCGTTCATCATGATGAGATGTCGACCTCTATGAAGAGCTTCCACATCAAAGGTGGCAGCCTCAAGAATTGAGGAAGTAGCATCGATCACTACATCCGCGTGAGCGTCAAGGAGATACTCCATCTTCTCATATGAAGGAACTCGATAGTTCTTAGATACCGCCTCGCACTTCTCCTTGTCCTTGTCAATGATACCCACACACCGCAGGCCAGGAGTGATAGCAATCTGATGAACAAGACCACGACCCATACAGCCTACACCAATCACGACGACGTTGATCATCACATCCCCCTCAGTTCAATGATGGAATCCTCAACCTTCGAATCGTTGCTGTAGCAGACTTCAACATTCGGCGACCTTAAGGAAATCCCGTACTTATGAAGAAGATAGCTCAAGCAACTTTGATCATGTCGGTGGGATTGAAATCCAGGAGCAGAACTCTTCCCTGATCCTCCCTGAAACGAAATCCCATCCCGGCTCAATTCAAACATCTCTCTCAGAATGTTCATTGCCGTCTGATTGTACTGATTGAATCCGATGACGCCGCCCAGGCACTGAGGAAACGTTTTCGCTTCTTCGATCGAACACCCCAACTGATTCAGACAATCCTCTGAAGTGAAGTGATGTTCCCAACACGCATTACAGAACGCAATGACACCCTCATCCCATATCACTCGAAAGAATCGATCCAAAGGCTTCCGTATAACACAGCTCGCATCCAACCACAGAGCACAGTCGTATCCCCGTTCGAAGGCAGTCTGTATAGCGTAGTACTTGAAGGCGTAGGGAACCTCCTGGTGTGTGGGACTGCCCGGGGGATACCTTCCAGCCCAGAGGATGCAGTCCTTCTTGTAGACTTCCTCCAGGGAGAGCTTCAACCTGGCCTGGCCCTCCATGTACCTCTCCCGGCCAGGACAGGCGAAGTTCACGACGCAAGTCTTCCTCATTCTATCCCCTCCGCCAACTCGCAGTGCCGGCACAATATGTCTCTCGACTCGTCATCCAATCCGTCTCTCACGATGTTCCACTCAGTCTTGAATAGGGACTCATAGCTATCTGTTTCAAGGTTCCCAAGGACATGCTTCATTCCATAGTCCATGCAACACAGGACAACATCTCCATTCGGCATGAGGACGTTGTGGTCGAGATTCCTCCAGGAGGAAGCACAACCAATCCTGCCCTTCCTCTTGGGACTATCAAACAGATTCCCTCCACGACTCAACACAGCTCCCGGCTTGTGTGGATTCCATGTCGTCGCTGAAGGAATCGTCCTCTGACACATCTGGACTATCTCCCATGAAGCCCCCTCAACACGATGGATGCAAAAGTATTTGAAGGGGATATGCGAGATCCGATCGATGTCCTCGAATGTCATGCCGATGGTAGTAGTGTGGACAGTCAACTTGAACCCCAACCTGTGAACACAGAGGATCATGTCTGTACATCGAGGATGTGACCACGGCTCTGACATTCCAGCAAAGACGATCCCGACATCAATAGGTATCTTACCCATGAACAGATGGAACTTGCTGAGTTTCATCGTCTTTGGCTCAAGGTCCTTGTATCTCGAAACGAGAACATCCTGTGGGCAGTAATCACACCTCACAGGACAGCCAACCTTTGTTGTGATCTCGAGAATTCTCATTCCGGTTTTCCGAGATACTGCTTCAGATGTTTCGGGATCTCCACCCACTCCTGCCGAGTGAAGTGTCGGACCTCCGGCCAGATTTGCCAGAGTGTGAACATATGGCAATCCTTCACCCCCGGCTTCAAGGTTGGAAGAACATCCCGAACCCACTTGTCAAAGTCGTACAGCTTATCACCGTAGTGGCTCGACTGGATGTGCTTTCGAACCGTATCCTCCATAGAACGCCTAGTGGATGTGAAGTGGAAGATCCCAGGTAGGTTCATGTCCGCGGCCGTTATCTCTGGTGTCCTACCGGCTAGGAACTTCTCAGAGGTCTTGATGTACACCTCCAACCCATCCCCAATGCTCCCCACAGGATAGCCGGGGAACCCTATGATGGGCACAGACTTCATGCAGACAGCCTTCGGGTTCCCTTTGTCCAAGAACATGTCCAGCCTCTGTAAAGCACTACGTCTCCAGATCTCATCAGCGTCCAGGATGAGAGCGTGTTCCACGCCGGCCCGCTTCATCACGTCCATGGAGTAGTTCCGGATCTCAGTCTCTGCCTCCAAGTAGTGTCCCTTCTTCTTCTGTGGAGTTTCAACCCGCTCGAAGTGAACATGCATCTTCATCCGCTTCAATCTGTTCACCACAGTGTTGATTCCAGCCAAATCCTCCGAAGATACCTCAGTTCCATTCCAGTATGTCGTAGGAACGAAGAAGAAGAAATCCTTCATCTTCTGAAGGACCAAGGACTGGCAGGCATCCATCAAACAGAATTCATCCCGAACAGCTAAGCAACACGCCGCGTATCGTCTCTTGTATCCCATGAGTCACCTGCATCTGTAGTAGTACATGATGTTGTCACCAAGTAGGATCTCCTTCTTCAAGAGACCCGACTGATAGATTGCATTACTCCACTCAGCATCCTCACCAACATCCTTGTCTGGAAATCTGAACTTCTTGGCTATCCCCGACCGGATCGGATTGAGATGATTCGGTGGTCGATAGTAAATACCTCCTCGTTCGAACCAATGATCCAACGTGATTGAATGAATGAATCGACTGACCTGGCCCTTCGACGTCATCTCCCCAACGATTCCAACACAGTCCAAGTCAGGGACTCTCGTTACCAAACTAACGATTTCTTTCAAATAGAAACCAGACACCCAATCATCGTCGTCCACAAAAGCAACGTAGTCTCCCCTCGACGCTTCGAGTAGTGCATTTCTCTTCTCTCCAACAAACCTCCTACCATCATCCACAAAGATCACAAACTCAACAGACTTGTCCACACCAGATGTCAATGCTTGATCAGCCAGGAACTTGAGCAGACCTTCTGCCTTTCTTCTTCTGTTGTCCAGTGATGCCACCAGAACACTGAAGACCTTCGACCCCAAAGTGATCTTTCTCCCGTCTACGGTAAACTGCTTCCCCGTGCTGATAAGCCTTTGGGGAGTTCTCCCGTCGGTATGTGTCGTCATGAGGAAGCCCCCCGATGGAGTAGTGGTTGTGTTTGAAGACCAAATCCCACGCCGGAATGTTCACTCCCATGAGTCGCGCACGTTGTGTGAAGTCGTTGTCACCCCACACGCTGATATACTCGGGGTAGTACAGATACCCCGCTGATTCGTAGTACCCCCGAGAGAGAATCAGAATCGTCTGGATCGAATTGTCATAGGAGGGCTGAATCCCATCGTTCACTTCTAGGACCCACTGCCCATCCTTGTTCGACTTCCTCACACGCTTCTGAATCTCGAGATCCCAATGCAATGGACACTCGAAGTCATCCGACACGTACAGCAAGACATCTCCTGTCGAGATCTCGGCGCCATTGTTCATCGCATCCACGACAGATCGGTTCTGATTAACCAGGACCCGGATGGGGAAGTACCCAGCGATCTCTGCTACGACCTGCATGTAGTTCCTCGCATCGTCACTATCCAGGGACAGGATGTACTCCAACTCATTCAGGCCAGAGAACTTGTTGCACCATAGCTCCACGCACGCAGCGCAAAAGCTAGGCCGGCCTCGTGTAGGATGGACGATGCTGAACTTCTGTCGAACATGTCCTTTCGGCTTCACCAACCGAGGAGGCCAGGGCCATGCATCGTACCTGGGAGAGATTCTTGGAATCATGGTGGGAGGAGGCGGCGCACCGTGACGCTCGTGTCGTGCCCTACGAGTTACTCCAGATGGTGTCCGCCTCCTGTCCTTCATACGTTTGACCTCCGGGGTCCTCTCAACGAAGCTCAGGTACTCGGCTTTGTTCTTGAAGACGAGCTTCTTCCCCGTGCTCCGGTCAATATACCTCACACCAAAAACTCCAATCCCCAATCTTCATAACAGTTCCTTCGCCTTCTCTACGATCTCCTCTGGAGTGATCGAACCCAGCACCCTGCACCATTCGATCAGGGACTTCGGGGGAGACCCATCCGCGTCTTTGCATTGTTCGAACGGCAACACGAAGTTGTGATCCCGGCAGGGGGCTGTTGGGCAGCACTCCGGGTGGAAGATCGGGTGGTTGTTGGTGTAGTACTTCGCGCGGTCATCAGGATGGAACACACCCCACAGGGAGATGATCGGCACGTTCGGGAAGCACGCGGCCAGGTGCATGATCGCCGAGTCAGGGCAGATCACTAGAGACGCCCGCTCCACGATCGGGATCAGCTCGCGGAAGTTCTTGGTCTTCTCGAGCATGTTGACCACGAGAGACGACATCCCATCGAAGATCCAGTCGTACTTCCCGTCAGGATCCACACCCACTACGAGGATCAGCTTGCCGGTCTCCTTGGCTAGGAGATTGAGCATCTTCTGTGCGAGCTTCGGTGGGTAGCATCGGTTCTCGTTCTTCGGACTCATGTGATAGACGATGTAGTCCGACGTCTTGAGATTCATCTCCTTGAAGACACGGTAGTCTTCCGGACGAGGGAAGATGCATGGTTTCTTCGCGGAAGGTGGAGCGTCGAAGATCCCTATCGTTGTGAAGAAGTAGTCGTAGCAGCAGGGCTGGTCTGGTTCGGAGTTGTTTTCGAGCATTCCCTCGTAGAAGATGTGGTAGTCGTACCCATGCAAGATGGTGTCGAACAGCATTGGGACAGGCACGGCGGCTCCCCCAACATAAGGGTTAGCGTACCATAGTGGCAGAACCCCTTGCCGGCAATACAGATGAATCGTAGCATCTGGATACCTCCTCACAAGTTCTGCCGGAACAGAGCTGGCGATGAGCTGGTCACCCCACGCGTCGTGCCGGTAGACAACGACCTTCTTTCCGTTCAGGTCCTGACCAAAGTACTTCCGTTCGTACGAGTTGAATGAACTCCACCGCCACTGTGTGGTCGGTGTCTTAGAGATGAGCATCTGGCCTTCCCAATCCGTCACGACATATCGCGTGTAGGGCTTGAAGTAGGCGTAGTCAGTTATCACCACCTTGTTCGGCGTCACTATCTGCATCCATTACCCCCGTTCCGAATCGTTCCTCATACTTCGCTCGCCTCGCAGCGATTTCGCTCTTCATCATCTCGGTCTCTCGCTGTTCGGCATTCGCATCCAAGATCAGCTTCCTGCGTCGATGAGCAATCAAGTCTGCAGTCTTCGGATCCACCTCACCTGCCAAGAGACCATCAAGAACAACTCGGTCGGCCGCGTAGATGACTTCAGGACCGAGCTGCTTCTTTGCTTTTTGGACGTCTTTTCTTGTGACGTTTTGAATAATATCGGAAGAATCTACATGAAGAATCTCTGCAGTTTGGGCAGGAGTCCGGCCAACCGCCATAAGCATCGCAGCCTGCTGATAGATGCTTTCCGCGGACGTGAAAATCAATCGTGTGCACTCGTTCGTCCCCAGCTTCCCCGCTTCGATCACGGCTACTGCCTGCTTCGCGTGTTCCTTCACATCCTTGGCCAGGGGGACGGCTGACTTCATCCGCTTCTTTCGATACCGCTCTCTTCCTTTTTCGGCATGTACGGATCTCCGTAAGTTGTGCAAGGCCACCAGGCCACGAGGGTCCACTTTCCTCAGCTTCTGGTAGATCTTCTTCCTCACGGTTATACTGACTTGGTCCAACCACATGACTTTCTTCCGAGTCAGGAATTTGTCGGCGCTCTCGATCTTGTCCAAGTATCTCCGAAAGCTCGCTTGTCCCAATTTTGTGTAGAGACTTCCCCAGGGGTTTCTCCAGGAAACTTCTCCGCACCAGGATGAAGCCTTTCCCTTTCGTCCCCGCTTTCCGGTAGTCGGTACGGATCTTGAATGCGTTCTCACCGAAGAGCCAGTCGACTTTTTTGAGGAACGCGTAGAGCTGGGCGTGCCGGACTTGTTGGTTTTTCCCCGGTGGGATGACTTCGACGCCTTCATCTTCAGGTAGGTGAGCCAGGAACGTCAGAACCTTGTGCCATCGAACAGGAAAGAACTTGATCTTCTCTTCGACAGTCCAGTCGCCCTCGTCGTAATCGTCGATCTCCCAACACGACCTGGGACCCTTATGTCCCCGACTAATGTCGATTCTCTTCACATGACCGAAGTATTAGATCAAATGATCCCGAAAAGTCAAGCTAAAAGTATCTCAAGCAGCTTAGTAACTCGCTCATATTCCTGGTCCAACTCATCCTCATAGATCCACCTGGATCCTCCCATCCAGTACAACCGATAGAGAAGAACATGGATCATCTCATGACGAGCATGATCCCTCATGGTACACCCACTGGGGGAGACATCTCTCTTGTTCAATCCAACTTCCACCACGTATCTGTCCCCCTGAGCACGAACCCACGCAATGAAGTTCTTTTTTGGATCCTCCCACACCAAGTCCAATCTCCAATCCATGAGATTGAACCTCTTCTGGTAATAGAGGCACCACTTCTTGAACTCCTCGAACTGTTTCTTCGTTGTCTTCTTCATCACTCCCCCCGCCGTTCGCGTAGCACGCCTCGCAAACGCATCTGTTTCTTGCCAATGCTTTCGACGACACATTTCGCTTCTGCGCCACTGTCGTTCCTGACATAGACCGTCTCTCCATTACGGAAGATAGGCCAGAGCCGTTCGTCTTGTAAGCTGTTCCGCCTCCCTGGCTCCATAGCATCGAGAAACACATCTCGTTGTCTCTGCAATTCTTTGATGTCATCAGCGTGGAAAAACGTTCCGTCATTCGGATTCTGCATCATCACTCCTCCTCAAGTTAGTGAGGGGAGCCGCCCCAAGGACACCCCGCCGGGTGCCGGCCCCGAAGGACCGGAAGGCGGCCCCCTCACTTTGGTTTCGTATCCGACCAGTATTTTGCGATGGTCGAACGAGATCTCTTCACAAACTTCGCCACATCCCGTTGGCTCCAATCAGGATGAATCCTTCTCGCATCCCGAATCATCTCCTCCGTCGAGGCCTTGATGATCCCGATCTGTTGATCCGCCAGGTGCCAGAACGGCATGTCCACGTCATGAGAGTGCTCAATGAAGAGATCCCGCAGATGCTTCTTCCCCTCCATCAGGCCGGTGGACCGCACGTTCTTCCCAAACCGCAGCTTGAAGATGAACCTCTGCTCGTCGCTCAGAGTCAGCTCGCAGCTCGTCCGGACCCAGTTCGCCAGGGCACTGGTCCCCGCGGCCAGGTACACGCTCTCCAGGACGGTCCACTTCTTCGTGTCCTTGGGCTTCGGGGTGTGCGCGACCAGGAGCAGCGCGAAGTCCAACCTCTTCATGACCTTCTCCACCTCCTCGCGCCAAGACAGGAAGGAGGTGCTGTCGTTGATGTTGACGCTGCCCACATACGACTGATACGGGTCCACGACGACCAGGTCGGGCTGCTTGCTCGCCCCGGCGATGATCTCATCCAACCACAACCCGAAGTCCGAGCCGCCAATACCGAACGCATGGATAATCCGGAGATGTTTTCCCAGGAGGGTTTGGTTCAGCTTGAGGGTCTTCGCGATCGACTTGAAATCCCTGGAGAGGACTTCATCATCGTTCTCAGCTTGCACGTAGAGCACCCGGGAGGGCTTCTTAACGGAGATCTTCTCCAGGATTGGGGAGCCTGCCGCGACGCAAGCCGCGATCTGCTCAGCCAGGACCGACTTGCCAATTCCGGTTCCTCCGGTCAGGAGGGTTGCGGCGCCCTTCTTGAGAAAGCCATTGCCGGCCAGGTGCTTTTTGGGATCGAGCTTGAACGCTTTGAGGTCTTTCCATGTGTAGGTCGGGAAGTTCGGCAGGTCCTGCGTGGTCGTGGGGGTCATGGCGCGTTTTTCCCTTGGGTTGTGCGTTTCTCCTCGTTCATGGCTGGGTATAGTATCTTACCGGGGGGTGCTCGGTCAAGGCCTTTTTTCGTGAAATCGCCGAGCAGGCAACGTTCGGGTGCTCGCCCTACCGCCCCCTACGGGGGCGAGCGGTAGGCGAGCAGCCTCACCGAGCACGTCCGGCGCTCGATCGAGCGGGGGGCGAGCGCAAATCGAGCGCACTTGTCGAGCAGGGTGATTTTGGGTGGTTGTTGTGTGAGAAAGTCCTGGTTGTTGTGAGAGAGAAAGTCCGTCCCTCTTCGCGCCGCCCGCACGTTTTTGGAGTCCCGTTTGGGTGGTCGGGAGGGTGTCCGTTAAGGATTTGACGGTATTGCTATGGAGAAACACGTGTATCTCTATGCCGATATGCACGGCAAAACATATCGCTATGTAAGAACATTAGCCCCCCAATATTTAGGGGGCTAAATAAATTGGTTTGACCCCTCACTGTGCGGAAACCCACACACTCACACAAGTGTGTGGAAATCCACACACTTTGTATGGCAAAGCTCACCACGATATCCGTGAAAAATTTAACACGAAAAGACGAAATGGACTGTTGACAGTATGGTCCTATATGCTATAATAGGACCATGATCGAACAGGGGCTGCTGCCCGAGGAAGGGGGTGATACTGCATGCCAGAACAATCACACGTAGTAGTGGTCGAGCGTTACCACGGTGGCCCGTCTGATGGCGCGGCCGAGACACGTACCTATCGCGTCGCAGAGCCCTGCGACTACGATGGTCGGTCTGGGTACCTCTGTGAAGGTATCAGTGGCGTAACAACAGGAGAGTTCATGGCCCTTGCCGTCGATTCCCTGTCGTCGGTTGATGGTGTCGGAGTCGTGGTCTATGATCCTACGTGGTCTGAGCAGTGGAAAGCGTACGAATAGTCTCACGCGCAGAAGGGACCGTGCCTATGGATCGACGCCCGTCGTTTGTTTGCTGCAGAGAACAAAACCCGTGGAGGAAGCTATGACCTATGGGACCAGAGAATATTACGAAACCGTCGCGCAGTATCGCCGCGAGCACGCCTTGCGCTTGCGCCAAGCTCGCTTGGCCTTGCGTTTGGCCTTGCGTGAGATCCGTCGCGCGCGTAAGGCGCGCTTCGCCGTCTGAAGATTGAATCCGATGCTTTCCCTCGCGCCTCGCGTGCGCGAGGGATTGCATCTGAATCAATCGATCAATCGATCTTTGACAATTGAATAATGCGCCTTGTTTCCCGTGGGAGGATGCCATGAAGAAGCAGGCAAAGAAAAACGACCGCTCAGACTCGATCGTTGCTAAGTACGGCAAACGACTCCAGAACGTGTGCTCGCATGCATACGCGCGAGAGACTATGGCCGAGGATGTCATGGGCCTTGAAACAAAGCTCAAGGCCCTGAAGATCGACGTAAGGAAAGCCAAAGAAGCTTTCTTCGCGTCCTACGGTGACCTGGCCAAAGACATCATCGGCTATACCAAGATCAAGGAAGTCAAGCCCACCGACATCAACGCCTATCATAAGGCGTTGAGAACGGTAGCCGCAAAGACTGATCCGCCGTACGGTGGATACGCTCCCCGCACGTTCGATAAGCTCTTGGCCGAAGCAAGAGCTTTCAAACGGTTCGCCCCGGACGCGCGCGCGACAAACGCACGCGGCAAGGGCAAGGGCAAGGGCAAGGGCAAGGGCAAGGGCAAGGGCAATCCACCCGCAAAGCATGGTGACGAAGGTATGCAGTTGCCAGTCCCATACTGTGATACACTGGAGCAGTACGAGGCTATCACGGCAAACGTGCTAAGTCGGTTCGACCGCAATGACGTAGTGCGCACGTTTCAGGACGCTCTACGTCACGCGGGGTTCACGAGCCCCGTAGAGATGGCGGCCAGTTAGATTCGGTAACCCGTGCAAGGCGCATTATTCTCTCAAGAGCCTAGGCTTTCGAGCCTAGGCTCTTTTGTTTTTCTATCGGACGGTACACGTTGGATTTTGATTTTTCTTGACAGTTTTGTCCTATATGCTATAATAGGACCATGCTTGAAAAAGGCCCGCTTTTCCTTATCAGAAGCGGGGCGATTTTGTTCCTCAGCGGGAACAAAACGAAGCGAAGCGAAAGGAGGTGATACAGATGCTGCCGGATGACTACAAAGACGCCATAGCGGTTCAAGACGCGTGCAACCTAAGCGGGGTTGCGCACAACTTGTCCCGAATCATGACGCGCTTGTGGGATGAAGCGCGTGCGACGGGCAAGGGCACGGACTGGGTGAACAAGCACCCGATCGTGGTTCTGTACGCGGCCAAGCTATATGACTTGGCCGGAGCGGAGCGGAACTACTCAGCTGCATACAACATCTGCACAGCGAAAGCAGACGGGGAGGACGTGTAACATGAAGAACAAGGTGATGGCCTACCGTGGCGGTGGGTACGGTGGTTGCTTCTGGGAGTGGAACTTCTGTTGGTGGGACAAGCAGTCTCACTGGCACGACATCTACTCCTCCGGCAGACTCGGGGCCAGGACGGAGAAGCAAGCCCTGAGGCACAAAGCGGAGGACACGAACGTATACATCTACGACCTGAGGTACCCCAAGCACGTCCGAGAGTTCCAGGAGAAGCACAACCCGGGCCACGTCAAGGGCGTGACCCAAAAGGTCAACCGCCTGCATCCCGACAAGCCGATGTTCTGGGTATGTGATGTGTGCGGGTGTGAGTTCCACGATGTGGAGGATATGTACCTGGAAGGATGGCATGGCTGCGGAGGCATTATGAGTCAGCCCGAGCAGAAGATATGCTACGAGTGCTACTCCCTTGGCCTGTGCCCGTCGTGTGAGGAGTATGTGGGCGAGGGCGAGCTGCAAGCAGGTGGGTGTTGCTCGTACTGCACGGACACCATCCTGGAGGAGAGCGGAGCTCAGGAGATGATCATGGCCTTGGTGGAGGACAAGTACCGGGCCAAGACCATGGTCAAGCAGTACTGTGAAGTGCGCCCGGCCTACGCGGACAAAGCACGCTCCTGGCTGGACACAGCCTTGGCCCAGCTATCCGAAGCCATCGACACGATCACGCGTGAAGCCATACAGGAGAAGGTAGGATGAAGATCACATACAACCAGAAGCTGATGCTCACCCAGGACAAGCGTATGACGGCCCGAGAGGCGGCGACAAAGGGGGAAAGCCTATGAAAAGACACCGGCCCGGACGGGCAGAGGCCTAGAACACTGTGGGGAAAAAAAGATGAAAGCAGCTCTTGTCAAACGCGAAGCTAATATCTATGGCGATGTCAGCGGCATCCGGGGCAAAGTCGATAACATCCAGGGCGATGTCAGCGGCATCCAGGGCGATGTCAGCTTCATTCGGGGCGAAGTCAGCGGCATCCGGGGCAAAGTCGATAACATCCAGGGCGATGTCAGCTTCATTCGGGGCGAAGTCAGCGGCATCCGGGGCAAAGTCGATAACATCCAGGGCGATGTCAGCGGCATCTATGGTGATGTCAGTGGCATCCAGGGCAAAGTCGATAACATCTGGGGCAAGGTCAGCTTCATCCAGGGCGAGGTCAGCTTCATTCGGGGCGAAGTCAGTGGCATCCAGGGCAAAGTCGATAACATCCAGGGCAAGGTCAGCTTCATCCAGGGCGACGTCAGCTACATCCGGGGCGACGTCAGCGGCATCGAGGGCAATGTCAGCGGCATCCAGGGCAACATAGACGATTGCGATATCACAGCCGATGACAGACAGAAAGGCATCCATATCGAAACGCTTATCCGAAAAAAGTAACAGCCGCGCGGGCGCGCGGGGCGGCGACAAAGGGGGAAAGCCTATGAAAAGACACCGGCCCGGACGGGCAGAGGCCTAGAACACTGTGGGGAATATGGCAATGAAAGCAGCTCTTGTCAAACGCGAAGCTAACATCGAGGGCGACGCCAGCAACATCCGGGGCGACGCCAGCTACATCCGGGGCGACGTCAGCTATATCCGGGGTAATGTCAGCGGCATCGAGGGCGACGCCAGCTACATCCAGGGTGATGTCAGCGGCATCTATGGTGATGTCAACGGCATCCGGGGCGACGTCAACGGCATCAAGGGCAATGTCAGCTACATCTGGGGCGACGTCAACGGCATCGAGGGCGACGTCAGCTACATCTGGGGCGACGTCAGCGGCATCGAGGGCGACGCCAGCTACATCCGGGGCGACGTCAACGGCATCGAGGGCGACGTCAGCAACATCCGGGGCGACGTCAACGGCATCAAGGGCAATGTCAGCGACATCCAGGGCGACATCGACGACTTCGATCTCAACGGC